TGGCGAATCATGCCGCGTGCCTTGGTGTGATCCATCCCGAGGCTCGGGAACGGCAGCAGCTCCTTGGGGTGAACAACCTCAAGATCGCTCGTCAGGCCGATGGTGGGGTGATCCACCATGTGCCCAGTGATACCGCAAGAGCCCATCAGGGCAAACACGTAGTTGAAGTCGCGCTTCACCTTCTCCAGCTGCTGGTCGCTCACGACCGCATCCGCCACCAGCTGCGCAACGCTGCGCTCCCGGATCCCGGCAAGGCTATAACCCTGCCTCAGTGCACGGGGGCGCAGGTCCATCGTGTTCAGTCGCGCCGTCGTCTTGTCGATGATCGACATGAGCTCCGTGCTCTGGAACTCCATGTTCCCCTCTTCATCGAGGTAGTGAGGCACGACCCTTGCAGTCCTCGGATCGAACACGTCGAACCGGCGGAAGCCGTTGAGGTAGTACCACGCCAGGATCCACAGCGTCCTGCGATACGTGAGCTTCGTAAGCTCTCGCTCGCAATGCTGGTCGATGATCCGACCGAGGATGTTCTTGTCTTTCGGGAGCGTGTAACCGTCAGTTGCCATCTTGCTTTCGCTTCCTTAGGGACTTCCATCCGGGCGGCATGTCCTCAAAAAGTTCGACACCCTTGAGGTTGAACGACGATGCAGGAGTGGGATCAGGCTGCGGAACCTTCTGATCAGAAGGAGTAGCACTTATCCCATCCGGGATCTCTTGCCCATAATAAGCCTGAGCAAGCATCTGGAAGTATACGAAAGGAATCGTGACGTAAAGAGGGTTAGACCCGCGATCCGCGTTTTGCATTGTTCTCTCCTGACATGCCCTCGAGAAGTGTCGTGAGCGGCATGTTATTGAAATTCATGGCTTCCACGGCAGGAATACCCCCACCAATCGAGTCCCCGATGGTTCCGTCCGCAATCATCTTTGAGAAGTCAAGGCCCTGCTCTTCACCCACAATCTGCCTGTCCAAACGGCCCCTGACCACGAACATGCTCATGGCCACGGTGTCGATGAAGTCGTCGTGCTGCAGGCCACCGCTCTCCGCGTCCGGGTTGAACTGCTCGATCTGGTCGAACAGAAGCCGCCACGGGAGCTGCCCCCTGCGCCACGTGGGGAACTTTATGAGCCCGTGCTCAAACCGGTAGTGGAGGGCGTTGATCTTGGCTGTCTTGTCCAGCGTGCCCACACGCAGGGGCACGATCCTGGGCGGGATCTCTCCGGTCACCTCGGCTGCCTTCTGGCGGACCATGGACTCCATCGCGCTGTACAGGCCGAACGACTGACGCACCACCTCCGGATGGATCGCCGGACACCCCCACCTGCCTGACATGGCGAACGACTGCTCGATCAGCTTCTGCTCCCGGCACTGGGCTCCCCACGTATCCAGCACGAACAGGCACGCGTCCACCGGGTCGTATCCCATGAGCGTACAGACCTTGAAGTCGCTGTCGCTCGTCGCCGTGTAGCTGGTATCGACGGTGATGAACATCCGGACCCGGTCCTTCAGGAACTGGGCCAGCGGCATCTTTTCCAGCAATCCGCTCTTCCCGTTCCAGCAAATCGTCGCTTCGCTGCGCTTGGGATCCGTATCTACGAGAGGGTCTGGGTTCTCCAGCCACCAGCCGTGCTTGGCCGTAGACACCTCGCCGAAGTGCAGGTCCTCGGCCTCGCCGGGCTGGGCCAGGTACTCGGCCATGTAGTTGTGGCTGCCGATCATCTCCCGGATCTCCTCCAGGCTGACTAGCCCCTTCAACTTTGGGTCCGTATCCTTCGACTTCCGATCCAGCGGCCACATGCCCGGCCAGCAGGACTTCCGCACACCCTCCTCCTCGTACTCCGCCTTCAGCACCAGGCGCGCCCACTGGTCGAAGCGGGGATCCCTCGCCACCGGGCCGGTGGGGGTCGGCTCCGTCGCCATCGCGTGCCATGCGTAGTGCCGCCGGCTCACGAAGGTAGCAAGCCACCGCACGCTCGTGTCGCGCCTGGTCACCATGGGGATGACCACCTTGAACAGCAGGCGCTCCATGTACGAGCGCAGGATGCTCATGCTCGTGCTGGCCTTCGGGTCGTACTCCGGGTCGTCAAGCGCGTACACGCGGGGACGACCACCACGCTGACGGCTCTCGGCGCTGATCGCCCGGAACCAGCTGCCGTTGTTCAGGTACATCATCTCCACGCCGAACGATCGCTCGCCACGCTTCGGCGTGATGCGGCCATCGGGGAACTCGGGACCCCAGTCGTCCGCAAGACGCTGGTTGCCGAGGAACTGGGTCTTCAGGACCTGGCTTGTCTGCTCCGCGTTGTCTCCGCTGCTCGTGGCGTAGATGAAGGAGTACGCCGGGCGGCTAACCATTTGCAGGAGTGCCGACTTTCGGAAACAGTTGCTCTTCGCGAAACCGCGTGGTGCGATTGCCACGCTCTTGCTTGCGAGCGCCCACAGCCGGTAGATGGCGAAGTGCCCGAGCGGCGACTCGATTGGATCATCGTCGTAGAAGTATGGGTTGAAGTCCTCGTCCCAGTCCGGGTACAGGTAGTACCGGTCGAAGAAGTTGATGCACGCGGCAAGCGCATGCGCTCGGTCAGAGGGATCGCCGCCGAGCTGCCACTGCTTGCACGCGTTGACGCGAGCCAGTCGCTGTCCCTCGGGCGTCAGCGTCAGGTAGTCCGCAGGCAGCGGGTATAGATCATTTCCGTGTCTGTCGATCCTAAGCGTCAAGTACCCACCAGCCTCACGGCAGCGATTCGCATGAGCGCGACGGAGAGCATCTTGTGGTCAGTGACGAATCGACCGAGGTCTTCCGCAATGCGGAACCACTCGACAGACGGCTTGATCTGAGCCCTGAACATCTCACCGATCTGCTGAGGGTCAGCATCACGGAAAAGAGTCGGCTCTACGACACCCAGGTCCAGAAAGATCGGTGCTCCGATTCGCCAGCACTCAATCGAATCAAGTCGATTGATGAGCTCGAACACGGGAAGCAGGTGATCAGGAATTGCGGGCGGGGATGAACTGGGCTGCGAAGGGGAGGCTTTCGGGGACTTGGACATGATCCTTGCTCTCTTGGAGGGACTGAACGAGCTTGGAAGTCGAGCTGATCTTCACCGTCTGGTTGCCCTCGACGTGCGTGATCTCGGCGTTCCGGCTCTGAATGATACCGTTGATCTCCGCCGTCTCCCTCACCACGCCGCGCAATTGCTTCATCGCGGCCATCGCCACCTTCGGGTCGGGGTCACGGCTGAACTCGACCAGCCGCTCGACCTCCTCCCGCACCTCCCACCCGCTCGACTTCAGCGCGAACGCGACGCCGTCAAGCCCGAAGTACGAGCGGATCACCTCGTCGCCAGCCTTCGCCGGGACCTGCTTCAACGGCCGCCCAGCTTTCGAGTTGCCCGACCAATCTTCTTGAAGCTTCCGGACTTTACCTGGCGAGTGACCGGCTTCTTGAACCGCATGTTCTTCGGCCTCGACGGCGGCTCAACAAGCACATTCTCGTGTGCGCCTCCAAGGCGACGCTTCCTGCGGGACCAATCCATCGGCTCGATGTCCTGCTTCATGCCGGGCTCGGCCATCGCGGCCAGGCGCGCAATCAGCCCCTCCTTCGTCGGACGCATGCGAGGGGCAACGACGCGTCCCGGGAGCGCCTGACCCCTCACGACCTTGCGCTTTCCCTTGCGGGGCATGGGCATGTCGGAGGACTGGGGTTCCGCGGACGCAGTGCTGCGAACACGCTCACCCTCAATCTTGCGAAGCGGAGCAGCAGCAGTGCGCGCAGTCATCAAGGGTCCAACCAGGCGGCGAAGCGCATTCTCCGGACCACGAACACGGCTCTGGAGGGACGGCGTCTTCGGCTGATCCTTCGGTCGCGCGGAGAAAGACAGCTCTTCAGCCTCCTCGATGGCCTTTTGCTTTGCTTCCTTATCGACTGCGTACTTGCTGCGAGCAGGGCCGGCAACTTCAACCTTCTCGGTTGCACCCAGCTTTCGGCGCTCGGCAGCCGTCATGTCGCGACCGCCTGGCATTCGCGCACGGAGAACGCGGAACGCGGCCCTGCGCTTGGCAGTGGACATCTTGCGGCTCTCTGTCTTTGCCCGGTCCCTGCCTGGAGCGGATCCGAGCACCGGGTCCTTGTCGGCATCGGACGGCAGGACGCTGAGCTCCACCTTCTCGGAGGCGGTCGGCTTGGCAAAGCGGACGTCGGCAATTGCCTCCTTGTACCGCTCGACAGAACGCTCGTTGGTGGGGATCTTGCCTTCCTCCATGCGAACACGAAGAGCGCGGGCCACGGCCTTGCGACCATCCTTGCTCTGGAAGACCTGCTTGAGGATCGGCTGATACTCGACCGGGACAGAGGTGGCGAACTCCTGGCGAGTACCGCTGCGCTTGCGGCGCATCGCCTTCAGCTCCTCGGGGGAGCCCTCGAAGTACCGCTCATCCGCAGGCTTCATTCCGCCGAGCTGGGCCTGTCCCGCGCCGATTCCCTCAATGCGGTCGCCCGCGTAGACAGACACCATCGCCAGGTGGCCGGCAATCGACTTGTCGATCTGCCCGGCTTCGATCATCTTCTGGATCGAGCTGCGGATGTTTTCGGAGGAGTAGTCGCCGCGTGACCGACGAAGGACCTCCACCACGTTCTCTGCCTTGAGGGATTCCGGAACCTTAATCGGCTTCAGCGGTCGCGTTGCCATTTGCCTGCTCCTGTTCCCCGGACGGAATCATTCTAAGCACAAACCGCGTCAGTTCCTCGGCGGCACTGCGAATTGCCACGCGATCTGCGTCCTGCACGGAGAGACCCCTGATCTTGCGGCTGTCAGTGATTGCGCGGATCACGGACTTCCAGCTGCCGTAGATCTCCTTGGGATCCACTCGGTTGCGGTACTGGGTGCGCCCCTTCCGGTACAGCTTCATGTGGGAGTTCGGACCGAGGAAGTCCTTGCGCCCCGGCATCGACAGGTTCTTCATGCACACCTGAAAGGTGGCGGGATCGACGAACCCCACCCGCCCCAGCACGATGATCGGGCAGCAGATGGCGCGGCACAGTGCGCGGAACGCACGCACCTTGTCGATGCCGTAGGGGCGCAGCTCCCGGATGTAGTACTCCTCCGACATGAGGCGAACGCCCCTGCCGAAGGAGATCACGTGCTGCTCGCCCTGGTCACTCAATAGAACTTGCCGGGGAAGTAGTACATGCTGCGCGGATCAGAGGCGCCTTCAGCCATCGGCTCGATCAGCCTGGAAAGCGGATCAAGCGGGTTGCGTGGCGCCGAACGCATTGTGGGACTCCGCACGGGACGCAGACCAGCCGGCTGAGCAAACCGGTTTTTACGCGGGTCGATTATGAAGTCCCCAAAGTTTCGGTCAATGAAGTCGGGGATACCGGCTACGACATCCGCACCGAAGCGAGATAGGCCGCCGGCAACTTCGGAAATGTCGGCGCCAAGGTAGCCGAGTTCGTTTACGACCGGATCAACGTAGAACCGAGCAAGTCCCATAGGAGCGGAGTACAGAAGACCTTGATTCTGAAGAGACCGAGCCTGTGCTTCAACCTTCTCCCGGTCTTCAGCCTTCATGCCGCGAAGGGCAAGCTCGTTTTCATAGTCAGCCCGCCCCGGATCAAGCGGGTACGGAGTTGGAGTGAAACGACCGCTTGGATTCATTGCAGCCTTCAGCATTTCCTCTGACGGCTCAGCAGGAGCAGGCGGTTCCTTGGGAACGAAGGGCTTGTAGCGGGCTGACTGCTCGAGAATGACATCGCGGTACGACGGGTCAAGGTACGAGGAGGGGGCATTGGAGCCGGTGGGGCCGTACTCCCGGCTCGGCTCGGAAGGGTTGATGGTTTGTGAAGTCACGCGCTCGTCGTCGGCGGAAACGCCAGCAGTTTCACCCTTCGTCAGGCGATCGGTAATTTCGTCGATTCTCCCCATCGCGTCGGCAACTCGGTTGCGAATTGCGTCAGATTCCTCCTCGTTTGCTCCAGACAGGTATCGCAACTTTTTCTCCAGATTTCTCCGATCTCGGTCGATTCCTTTAAGTCGGGCTCGATCGTTGCGATCCGCGATGGCTACGCTGGACTCGGCGGGAGTGGGTACGCTCTGCGGAGCCTTTTTGGGTTCAACGGGATCGAAAAAGGTCGTGATGGCCCGTGGATGTGAGGAGTAGTAAGGGTAGGTTGGGGTTCCCTCACCAAACCTTTTCTCGGTGGAATAAGAAAGAGGCCCAGCCTCAGTTCCTCTCCTGACTTGGGCTTCGCCACGTGCTCGGGCCTGCTGATCGCGGATGATCCGCTCGTTTTCCTTTCGGCGGCGACGCTCGTCAATCTGGTCCGGAGTGCGGTTTGGACTTTGGCTAGGAGTCTGGTTCGGCTTCCGGTCAGGATTCTGAGTGCGGGCTTCTCGCTGCCGACGGGCACGGTTGGTTTCTTCGGTGACCTTGCTGGTGCGCTGGACGTTGCCGCGCTGGCTGAAGGGAGTGACGGAGGGCGGGAGCGCGGAGACGGGAAGGCCCTTGTTGGGTCCGCTCGTGAAGACCGCGCTCGGTCGGGTGGAGCTGGTGGGGGAAGTGAAGTACTTCTCGAGAAGCGCAGCGATCTGCGAATTCACGTCGTACTTCGAGGAGGTGGTTGACTTTGAGGGGTCCGATGCCATAATGGGCGTCCCAACAAGGAGAGAAGATGACAGACTGGTTGCAGCAGCCGTTGCAGTCCCTCGAGCCCGTGAAGGTCGCGAGGAGGATTCTGCAGAGACAGTTTACAGCACCCGGCGGAATGCGCGGGCTATGGAGATGGAAGAATGACTGGTGGAGCTGGGAGGGCGGAACGTGGCGGGTCCTCGATGAGGAACGCATCCGTGATCGTGTGTGGCTCGTGCTCGAGGACGCCGTGTTCGAGCGGCAGACCCAGAACGGGCCAGTGCTGGTGCGGTACAGCCCAGACAAGCAGAAGGTTGACGGGGTCGTCCGTGCGCTCGAGGCGCTGGTTCGCATCGAGGCTGAGGAGGTTCCGCTCTGGCTTGCGGAGCCGGATGAGCGTTTCCCCGTGGGGGAGACTGTTGCTTTCCGAGATCGGCTGGTTAATGTAAGGACGCTGGAGACCATGGAGCGCCCGGCGCGGTGGTTCGACACGGCGATTTTGCCGGTGACGTACCAACCGGATGCCCCCACCAGCCGTTGGTTGCAGGCGGTGTCGGAGTGGGGCGAGGGGGATCCGGTGTGGGCGGAGCTGCTGTCACGGTGGATGGGCTATTGCCTGATGGGTAGCCGCAAGTATGCGCGGTGGATGCTCATGTACGGGAAGATCCGTGGGGGTAAGGGCACGATCAGCAGCGTGATCCGGAAGTTGGTCGGGCGCGATGCGTTCATGGGCGCGAGCCTGGAGGACCTGGCCGGCGGGTTCGGCATGGACGGGCTGGAGCGCACGAAGGTGCTGAGCATTAACGAGGTGAGTGAGTTGGATGGGAAGAGCGGCGAGCGGGTGTGCCGGGTGGTCAAGAACATCGTGGGCCGGGACCCGATGACGGTGGATGCGAAGTACATGAGGCAGCAGCGGAACGTAATAGTGAACGCGGCGGTCATCATGCAGAGCAACGAGATCCCCGTGCTGCCCAATAAGGGGCGCGGTTTGAGCGGCAAGATGCTGGTTCTGCCCTTTGAGGTGAGTTTTGAGGGCAAGGAGGACCTGGATCTGGAGGGGGAGCTGGATCGGGAGCTGGCGGGGATTGCGGCGTGGGCGGTGGCGGGGGCGCATCGGCTGGAGAACAGCCGGGCAGCGGAGAGGTGGCCGGTGCCGAAGGCTGCTGAGCGGGCGGTGCACATGTACCACCTGCAGAACAACCCGTTCGATGCGTTCCTCGAGGCGCGGTTCGTTAGGAGGAAGGACGGGTTTGTCAGTAATGGGATGGTCCGGGCGCAGTGGGATGCGTGGACCAAGGCGAACAAGATCCGGATGCACGTGGCGAACAACATGCTGCCGATGAAGATCGCGCAGGGCAGCAGCTGGGACCTGAGGCAGGTCCGGCTAGCGGAAAGTCAGGGGCATGAGCGGGGAATTGCTGGGATGAGCCTCCGGAAGGAGTACGATGATGAGCACTAGGAGGCCCGATGGACCAAGACCAGAACGAGATGATGGGCTGCGAACAGGTGATGGGGGTGGTGATGGGCGATGTCAGCCAGAGGGCGAATGCCGCATTGAAGTATCTGGACTGGCTCGAGGGTGTGACCGGGCCACGCTGGATTGGTACCGACAAGGGAGCCGTCAAGCAGGACGGACGGAAAGCAAGCGACGGCGAAATTGAGGTCCGGAAGGCGGCGTTGCACTATTTGCGGCTGCACTTCCTGGGCGAGATGGACTAAACTAGGCCTCTTCTCTCCATGCGCCCCCTGCCGTTCTCGGACGGTGGGGGGTGTCTTTTATGCAGGGGGTGGGTGCATATGCAGGCATGGTACCGGGGGTACCGGACTGACCTGGTGGTTTCTATCCTTTATATATATATGTCTCTACGTAAGAAAGAAGGGTTGGTATTACTGGTACGGGTTAGGTGTTTGGTAGGGAATTTTGAGAGGGATTTACCCTTTCCCCAAAAACCCCACGTCAACGCAGGGGCCGCTCCCCCCTCCCCAGCCGTTATCAGACGCGCAGGCGTGACAGCGCAAGCAAGCACAGTCACGTACCGCGACACGGCACGGGTGTGCTCGTGGTCGCGTGTGCTTTCGTGACCTCCTTCTGGTGAAGGAGGTCACTACCGCGTGTTGCGGTAGACGACTCTCCTGCGTCTGCTTGCGTAAAGGAGCCCACCGTGGCTAACATCGATCAGTCCGTCGTCATCTCGTCCCTCCAGACCCGTCTCGCTGCCGCCGAGGAGCGCGCCGCCCGACTCGAGCGGGAGTCCGCCGACTACGTCATCGAGGTCGTGACCGGCATCCCCTCCAAGTTCGGCGGCACGTGGGGCACCGTCGAGGTCATCAACCGCCGCACCGGCGGCGTGCTCAAGACCACGTACCTCTCGGAGGCGCAGACCCAGCGCAGCGACGGCGCGACCGTCCTCCGCGTGTTCGCCAACCGCCCGACGCCCGCCGCCCCCACCACCCCCGAGCGCGCCTCGCGCACCGCGCAGCCCAGCGCGGACAGCGCGGAGATCCCGTTCGGCGCCCCCAGCGAGGAGAAGGCGTGATCGCCGTCCTCGCGTCCGTCGTCGTGGTGGTTGCCGTCCTCTGCGCCCTGTGCGCGGGGACGGCAATCGCCCTCCTCACCGCCCTGCGCGCGTTCGACCGCGCCTAACCCCCTCGCCCACTCCCCCTCTTGCGAGGGGAGTGGGCTTTCTCACTCCCGTGCGTGGCGCGTGCCACGCCGACCAACCCCGTGCTCGCGAAAGGAGCATCCCGTGTC